CTTTAATTAATTTTAAACCGCGTTCGCCTGTTTTCATTTTCGTGATCTCATAGAAAGTACCGTAATTAATTTTTGTGTTAAGCGAATCATGTCGTTATCAAGTAAGCGTATTTGGTCGATTAATTCAATCAGCGCGTCTGTTGTTTCGGTAAGGATTGGCTTAACAATCGTTGTTACCCATATCCACACGAAATAGACAATATAACCCATGCTACTTGATGCAATAATTGGAAAACCGTATTGGTTGATATATTTAGCTAATGCGTCAACATCCATTAATCAATTCTCTTTTCTTGTGGGTTATTAAAACGTGCCACTTTTTCTTTCTCAATAGGCATATCAAGCGTTTCTGTCATCAATACATCTATTTTTACAATATCCTCTGACATAGCCGTGACACGCTTATCGAGTTGTTTAATGATACCAATAAGGCTTTTAATCTTTTCAAGTACACTATCAAGCAGGAATTTAATGGTCAGAAATACAAAGTACATTCCCACACACGCAGCGGCAATGGGGAAACCTACATCCGTTGCAAACTGTAGGAATTCCATTATTTACTTGTCCACCAAGCAATAAACGAAAACAATGCTCCAATGGTGAAGACAATGCCGCCAATAAATCCTTTATAGCGCGTTTGTTCGTTTTTCATTTCCTCAAGCGCGGCTATGATAGCATCTAGCTTTCTTCCTCTGTCTTCAAATATTTCTTCGAGGCTTTCAATTCGTTGCTCTACTTTAGCAAGGCGGCAGGCTTCATCAGGCATTTTATTCTCACTTATCTATTTTATTTACTTTATCCCAGTACCCATCATCTCTAGCACTGGCTGATTCTGGGTCATGTTGCTCACCGTAAATATCTTCAATTGGCTCACCGTCCATATTACGCAAAGCATAAACACAGTAATAAACCGTACCATCTTCAACTGCTGTAATTTTGTGTTGATGTTCTTTTCGGATAACAATAAAAGTTGGTGCAGTAAATTCTTTAGGTTTATGACCTTCAATTTCAACACGCACCTTACCAGATACTAATAAAGTCACATGGTCAAACTTATGCTCATGCCCACCGTGTGTTTCACCAGCAAGTTCTAATACGTTCTGCTTAACCCAGATATTACCAAAGTACCCTAATTCAGCAGTTTTCATGGAAGTTGAACCACAGGTGTAAATTCTTTCCAAGATACAGTTGGTTCATTCCAGTAATACTGTTTATTGTCTTGTGGATACGCTACAGGTGCTTGCCATAACATGGTGTTAATGTCACCAACCCATGAAGGGTATGGCTTTCTAGCTTGATGTTCTGCTTGTTTATCTGCGTCAAATTCAGCTTGTGATAATATTTTTAAAACACCCACAAGGTTTGTATCTGCATCATCATCACACGTTCCATAAAGCAGTGGTGCTGTACTAAGTGAACCATCGGCATTTGAAGCAATAGGGAAGTCAGATTCGTTTTGAAAGATAAACTGAAATCCCTTTACATTTGGGAGTGCCGGTCCTGTACGCATTGGTGCTTCTGTGCAAAGAATACCTGTGTCTGCGTCGATGTTTGTTAGTTGTATGTACATGATATTTTCCTAAGTTACACAGCAATTCTTCGAACAGCTCTAACGTAAATACTAGGGTTCTTATAATTAAATGCTTGACTTCCATTATTAAAATTCTGATACCATGCAAATTCAGCAGTGTCCTCAGTAGAAGACCAATAAGGATAAGAGGCAAACGCATCTGTTTCACCAGTTCTAAAGCCAATACCCGCGCCTGTTTGAGCAGGTGAGCCACTTGTATAGTTTGTGCTAACAGGCTCTGGTGGTGATGCTGCATTAGCGTTTGAGCCTGAAGAAGTATCATTGGCGTTAGTAGTCGGCTTTAAAAAATAATACAGCACTTCTAGCTCATTTTTGGCAGGTAAATACCAATCACTATACCCGCCAATTGTTAAACCTTCGCAAAAAGTTGCTGCTTGATATGCCGCGCCTAATGCTGCTTCACCAGCGGAATTAACAGGACCATTAATCGCTGATCGTTGAAACGTTGAAACATCATATGGTCCCCATGTTTTTAAAGATTCTCCAGATGCTTTAGGGGCAACAACTAAATTATATTTAGTTCCAGATACGTTTATTTGACCAGCAAAAAAACCACCTCCATACGCATCACCAATGTTTGCAGGCCATCCATAAGGTATCGGTGCTTTATAAGTCCCACCCGTTAACATTTGTTGAATCCCACTCATTAGGTCAACCCCGCACCGGAAATAATCCAAGTTGTCGATGTCATTTTAAGTGCTGTGGCTGTACCATACTGCGCAAGTGAGCGAGTTCCTGTTGTGCCTGTACCAGCTAAATACATCGTGTCAGTTGTGATTGCAATACTGACCACTTGAGAAGTCATATTAACAAACGAAATTGCTGTACCGATTGGGTACGCCACTGAACCATTTGCAGGAATAGTAAATGTCCGAGCATTAGCGTCAGTTGATGGATGAAAAATATGTTTTCCAGCATCCGCAGCAACAAGTGTATAGGCGGCAGACTGGCTATTTTGAGGGATATTGATATAACCTATTCCGTTCGTACCATCAACGGTTTGACCAGCCGAAAACGTAATCGCACCCGTCATCGTGCCGCCAGCTAAAGGCAAAGTACCCGTAAAAGATTGACCAGCCGCAAACGTAATTGCACCCGTCATCGTGCCGCCCGCTAACGCTAAATATGCCGATGCAGGCAAGTAAGAAGTTATCCATGCACTACCACTATAAACACGCATTTCGCTACTTGTTGTGTTCCAATAGAGCGCACCGGTAAGCAACGCATTACCATCATTATCCACCGTTGGATTAGACGATTTTGCACCTAAATAACGATCATCAAACGAGTCATAACTAGCCGCTGCGGCTGTTGCGCTAGATGAAGCTGCTGACGCGCTTGCTGCTGCTGCAATAGCATCATTGCTTGCCGCACCACCAACTGAAACAACGTAAGAAGCAACGTTTACAACCTGTTGCATCATTGGCACAAGACGTATTAACGCACCACCGTTACCAAGACCTGTTGTGGCATTATCATCATCGGTAACAGTTGAACCGTCACCGCCTACTGTTGTACTAAAAGTGACTGAACTCATTAAACTATTTCCTCTAATTTTAATGCCGTTTGAAATCCATTAACAAATGGGTTTTCAATTGGGCTTAATTCTGAAAAATTACATAAAAATGTGCGGGCGTAAAAATTCTTATCAACCGTCATATTAATACTGCCAATGTAATCTGGTTTTGAATAACTATAAAGCATTTCACCGCTTAACCCAACTTCGCGTTGTGCATCGTAAAATCCGCTAAATGCTTCATCTTGGGTAATGTGTTTTAAAATACACGCTAACGTGCGCATTTTTGGCTTAATATAATAATATTTTGTATTATCAACCGAGCGTTGTATTTCTGTTAAATCAGTGTAGCCTTGCTGAATATCACCATAAGCAGGATTTATGCTAGGCTCAATTGTGCGACCTAAAAATACACGACCTATTTCAATAAAGTTTTCACCGTTGATTACAGACCACGCGCTGTGCGAACCTGTACCGCCATAAGCGGTAGAGTTTAACACTAATGCGCCTGTTGATGGGGCGTAATATTGTACTGTTCCCGCAACAAAAGTTGTTATTGTACCAGTTTTATAAATGGTTATTTCTTGCCCAGCAATAAAACTTAGGTTAGTGCCTACTGTAAAGGATTTTTCACCCGTGCCTACGGTTACGCTTGTTGTGCTAGTTGCTGAAACGGATGGGGTATCATCAATAATAATTTTTACTGAGCGCACCATTGCGTTATCGTCAGGATAATACGTTCCCATTGATGTGTAACTTTTGCGCTGATCTTCTTCAATTGAACCTAGCCACCAGTTGCGCGATTCCCAAGGGTATTTTGTGCCGGCTGTATTTTCGCTATAAATTGGATAGAGAATTGTCCATGCGCGAAAATCAGCACCACTATCAAACCGCACGTCTCCCGTAAAATTTAAACCACTATAGCCAATGTATCTGATCTTTGCATTAGTGGTTAAATTATGATTAATTAACGATACTACGCCAATACTGCGCGGCTCATAAGGAAGGTTAACTTTAAGCGTTGATGTTCTATCGCCAATGGTTGATCGTGCAACACGCTTTATAACAGGGTTTTGAATGTTGCTAAGTGGTAGCAATGCGTTCCACGTGGTTGCAGTAGTTTCTGTAATTGTGCATTCGTCTATCCGGTTTGGATAACTTAAAGAAATATTACTTGTCATCCAATGCACTCCAAAACAATTTCTTTTCTTTTTGCATCAATTTGAAATCCAATGATCGTCAATAATTTACCGTAATCATAACTTAACTTATCTGAAAATACCATGACGCCATCTCCTAATT